TTACAAGCATATCCCAATTCCGGCGGAAGCTTTGAATTAAGCTAATGATGAAGCCAAGCGGGCCAAATAAAATGCTTAATGCAGCGCCCCAACTTTTCCATTTTTTGATAATTATTGCAACAACTGCAATCAGCGCAACAATGCCTGCAATAACAAGCGATATTGGATTGGCAGCAAGCACCGCGTTAAAGGCTGCCTGCACGCCGGTTGCAATTTTTGTTGTTACGTTGTAAGCAATTAACGCCGCACGGCTTTTGCGCAAGCTAAATGCGGAGCCGCCTGCCAAAGCTTTTGTAATACCTTGCACAACATTAAAGGCGGTTGCAGTTGCAGAAGCTATTTTAAAAGCCGTTGATAAAACAAATAAGGTTGTTTTAAATAAAAGGAAAGCGGCAACACCTGCAAGAACGGTTTTTACAAGCGCTTTGACCGTGCTTTGGTTATTTACCATCCATTTGCCGACCGGTTTCATTGCGGCAAAGCTTTCGTTAAACGCCGGCACCAAACTGCGCAATAAAACGTTTTTCAACTTTACAAATAAAGTTGTCATTCTATCAAAGCCCTTGGCCGTTTCATTACGCGTATCCTCCAATTTTTTTAAACTTGGCGACATTTTACCAATTTCGCTAATAAATGCACCGGCGTCCTCGCCGGCTCCTTTAAAAATATTAGCTAAAACCATTCCCTTTGTTTGCTTATCCGTTTCTTTAAGCTTGGATGAAATACGTTGTATTTCGGCAAAAAAGGTTGTGTCGCCTTGGTTTAAGCGTTTTTGCATCTCCGCCGCGGCATTGTTGCTTTCAAACAACTTATTGACCGCCTCCTTTGCCGGCTTTGGCATCTCACGCAAGGCAGTTGTCGCTTCTTTCATTGCATCAACGCCTTTATCGCTGAACACGCCTTTGCGTTGTGTTTGGGTAATTAAACCAAGCGCTTTGTCAGCGCTTAAACCCATAGCTTTAAACTGTGCAGGATATTCTTTTAATTGGCTTATAAATTCTCCCTGCACATCTGCGCCTTTATTAAAGCCGGCGTTTATCTTTTTAAAAGCTTTTTCGTAAGAAACGTCAAGTTGTTTGGTAACGGCGTTTGCTGCGCTTAAAATTTCTTCACGGCTTTGGCCGTGCTTGCTTGCAAGCACGTCAACCTTTGTGGCATATTTTTGCGCCTCCTTTTGCCCAACGCCAAATAAGGTGCTGATTTTGCCTTCCATTTTGGCAAGCGACTCAATTGAAGAAGCCAATTGCGTACCCCCTGCCACGGCAAACACGCCGGCAAAAGCACCTTGCAAGTTTGTAAGATTGCCACTCAAGGAGCCGGTGCTTTTGTCAAGCTTACGCACTTGCCGTTGCGCGCGCGCGAAGCCGGCTTTGGCTTTGTTGCCAAATTTGGTTGCGCGGCTTGACATACGGTTTAAGGTCGGCGATATTTTATCGGCCGCTGAAAATTTTGTTGGGACGTTAAGTGCTGGCATTCCCTTTTATCTTTTGCTCCTGCTCGCGTTCTTCTTTTTCATCGCGCTGCACCTCTTTATACCAAAAAAGTAAACCGCATTCGTCTTGATCGTCTAAAAACAACGATTGCAGATAATGCGGTTTCCAATAAAATTGCTTTGCGATGCTTGCTACAATATTAAGCCAACTTTCAACACCAAGGTTGATTGTCCTGCCGTAAATATCGTCTAAGAAACAAAAAAAACCGCAACGGCATCCGGAACTTGGCTGTCCTCTGTATCAAGACGGTTAATTACACCCCGCGCTTGCTTTGTAAGCGCGCAAATAAAGGCAACAACGCGCTCCTCCTCATCCTGACTGTTAACACCTTTGAGGTAAGGATTAACTTCATCTTTTGTCAGCCTTTGTTTATAACGCAGCTCTTTTAAATTGTCAAAAGGAAATTTGAGGAATTGCCTTATTTCTCCATCTTCCTCAAACGCAAGGTTGCCTTCTGCATATTGTTGCGCCAAAAGGTTTATTGCTTGGTCAAAATCCCTGCGCTTTTTTTTACTTACTCGCTTCTGGTCAAGCCACCGATGCACTTCATCAATGCCTTCCAAAAATAGCCGCTGTTCCTTGTCCTCCTCCGTTTCTTCTTCTTGCTGATCAAACTTTTTAAAGCCTTCTTCTAAATTCTCGTTCCGGTTTTCTTCATTCATAATTTGTGTTTTTAGATGCGTTCAAGGCGGCCGCCGCCGCTTATTTTTAGGTCAATTTGCGCGCTGCCAAAATTGCTTTGCAGGTCGCCAACCGGCTTGCCTTTGCCGCGCCGGAGATCGCCGTTGGTGTGCTGAAACGTCCATTCAGCGTCTTTGCCGCTTTCAGCCATAGCAGTAAGCGCTTGCAATTCATCTTTTGAAAGCATGTCGTGCGTTATAGGCACGGAAACACTCCAACGCGTGCGCTGTAATTGCTGCACCGCACGGCCGCCGCCGTCAATTGCAGCATCATCATCGGCCGTGCGCAAGCCGCCGTAATCAACGGTCGCTTCTTCTTGGGATTTAGGATATAAAACGCCGGAGCCAACGTCCGGATGATTGTAGGTTATTTCTTGAATATCACCGCCAACAACACTCATTTTGCTTGCTTTTTAATTTTTAACCAAGATTAAAACCGGCACTTGCAACGCTGCTCAAAATGCGCGCGAAGCCGGTGCGCTTATACTTTATTTCTGTTTCAAGCCGGTTGGGGTTGGTGTCGCTTATTGCAACGCTTGTGTTTGCCTTCATAAAATCAGGCTCTGCAATAAGCCCATCAGCACCAAGGCTGTCCGCAAAATCTGCCAAAACGGCTTTCCATTGCTTTGGCTTTACAACTTTGTCAACCTCTACAAAATCACCGTCCGCTGCGATTGCATGGTCAACCACATTGGATTGCTCCAATATCATATACCTGTAACGCACATTCCAATCAATAATAAGGTTGCGCACAAAATTGAATTGCAGCGGCACCTCACCGTCCGGATGGTAGGTTGTGACAAAATCCTTAACAATATAATTGCCGGCTTGAATTGTTGCCGTGCTGTGTCCGTTTTGCACGGCTGTATCACGGAAATTGTAATCAGCGTAATCACCGGCAGTTTCGCCAACTGGAATGTCCGGCAAATACCGGTTTTGTATATCCAAATGCGGCCGGTTTTGCGCCTGCGTGGAAAGCAAACGTGCATAAGCCGCGGCAACCTCATGCGTAAAAGCCGCGCTGTTCGGCGCAGGACATTCAACGTTAGTAACCTCCGGCTTGCGGCTTGAAAAATCTTTGGTTGTTGTGCTGCCAGTATGGCCAAAAAGCGCAACGTAAGGCTTGAAGATTGTCGGACTATAACGGCCGGTTCCACCTGATGCCGATGGCCGGCCGTTGTGCGCTTCTAACGTGTTAAGCACGGTGTCGCCGGTATAAGGATTGACAACAATTGTGTTCCATTCATCACCGAACTTGTTTAAAGCATCTTGTATTGCAGGCGTTCCGGCGGCTGACTGCGTATCTGTTACGCTGTAAGATACACCGGCGGCTTTACCGTTTGTGTCAACCTCAATGGTAAGCTCCTGCGCAATACTGCCTTTAAACTTGCTTTCCGCAAGGCAGCTTTCCGTTGAGCTTTTTGTTGTGTCCTGCGTTGCAGTTACCGGTGCAGCAAGTGCGTTATTAATCGCATCAACCATTTTCTGACTAATTGCTGCGGGGCCATCACCTGAAACAACTGTAAAATCGTATCGCGCACCGGCGTTGCGCCGCCGGCCGGCAATTACAAGAGTATGAGTTGCGGCTTCATTGGCGGTGCCTGTCGGCTCAACGTTAAGTTGCTTAAAGGTTGCAGAAGTTTCTGCTTTTTGTGGTATTACAACGGTATCAACTGCGCCAACGCCGGTGCCTGAGATTGGCCGCAAAATTTTAAACGCGTTATAAATAGGAGAGCCATATCCGTAACGCTCACCAACGTCCGTAAGAATATTAAAAAGCTTGACCTCGTTTTCGTTGTAATTGCTTTCGTTGGCATCGTTACCTTGGCCAAGAATTACAATGCGTTGCGGCAAGTTTGGTGTTACCGTATTGAATTGGCCGGGGCGCAATTCATAGCCAATCACCGTGCTTATTCGATTGCTGTCAACTGCCATATTTATTGTTTTCTTCTAACATGTTTAACGAACTTAAAACTTCTGCCGTTGCAAACAAAACTAATTTTTTTTGATTAGATTAACGTAATCCGACCAAGTGTAATGCTTTTGGCCAATTTCTTTAAAAACGTAATAAAGAACGATATCCTTTAAAGCCATTTGATAAACCGCAATATCCCAAAAGTGGTTCTGTGCGCTTGGCTTTTTTACCCAACGATATGAAACGCCTGTTCCATCTTTTTTACTCTGCACAACACGTTGCTCGCTTTCAAAGTGTGCAAAAAAATCTTTGTAGGTGTAAAATCCGCCGGCCGGTTGTGGAAAGTTCATAAAGCCGGCCGGTTGTGCTGCATCCTCTGCCGGCTTCCAATTAAGCTCCATTTTTTGCGCAAGCATATCCTTGCAGTAATTGACCTCAACCAAATATAAATCGCCGCGTTCTTTGGCAAACTTAAAGGTTGAAACGTCCTGCGTTGCCTTTACGTAATTGTCAAAATCTTTGCCTTTAAGTGCAACAACGTTGCGGTTGGTGCTTTCCAAAAACGAATAAGCTTGTGTCGCAAATTGCCCCGGCGCATCAATACCGGCTGCCATTATTGCCATGCGCCGGCCGTTGTCAGTTTTATAAGCTTGGCCAAGAATTTCCTCAAATAGCGGCCAAACCGAGTTGCTCCTTTGCAATTCATACGTCCATTTTTCGCGGTCTTGTGGTTCTTTTTGCTCGCTTTCACGCGGTATAAATG